GTAGATAATGGTAAAGAATAACCTTGATATACGGTTTCACCAATTTGATATGTTCCTATACCAGATGTACTCATATTAAATTGAATTGTATCCGCACTAGTTATTTCATTGAAAATATTAGTGATAGAAGTTTTAATCAAACCAGTAGAAGATACGGCACCAAAAATAAATCCTTTGACCGTAAAGTTTAATGTCCAAATAATCATACGAGGATCAGTATCTCTTGGTCCTTCATATGTCACTTCTGATGTAGTTGAATTTAATACAATCGGTACTTCTTTAATAATACCCATTTCAGGTATTAAATTTAATTTGATAGTATAATCAGGTGTAAAGTATGGTAATATATGTTCAATAATTTGGGTTCCATCTTCAATGTTACGAACATAAATGTAAAGATTAAAATCAAAATTGTAAGGCACAGGATTATACTGAGACACAACACCTGCACTAGTTTGAGCAAACTGTCTAATATTAGTATTTTGTTTTCTTGTGGCATCGTAGGTTAGTCCGTTCATTTCAAACGACATACGAGGTAAAGTCATCTGAACTTTTTTGTCTAAGTTAGGATCACCTTCAATACGTTGCACATATAATTCTTTTGCAGCATAAGCAATAGGTACAACAAAACGTTGTGCTTCTGAATTATCTGGATTGTAACGCACCAAAGTAATCTCATCAAATAGGTTACCAAAACCTACAACAAGTTTACGAATGATACGATTATAAAATGTATTTGCCATTATATGCTACCGAAAGGATTTGTTTCAGAAAAATCTATAATAGAATTTGCTGAAGATTGAATGTACTCATTATCGTATTGTTCTTTTTTAGCCGGAGAATTCAATGGATCAAAATTGGCCAAAGCGTATACTGCATTACTTGAAGCGCCGTAGATGTATACGGCAGGTTCAAATTCACCAGCAATATTGGTGACTGATAGAATACCTGTTGATGGTAACCAAGAAGAAACATAAGCAACTGTGGTAGCATTTGACTGTGTTGTGTCTGATGATTGATACACCAATTCGCCTTTGCTGTAATTGACACCGTTGCCACCTAAAAGTGGTGCAGTAAATGCCGTGACTGTTCCTGAGATTGTATTTGATGTTTGAATACGATACAAAGAACCGGCAACTGTTACTGAAGTAACTGGTTGAGTAATTGTGTTTGAGCCAATCACATAAGAATAAGAATCGCCTACTTGTAAACTGTTCAACAAAGAAACCAGTTTTGGACTTGTCGTATTGATATTAATAAATCCAGCATTGTAAATGGCGGATGACCAAGAATTGGCACTATATGTGGTTAACAAACGAGTATCAATATTCAAGTGTAATGTGTAAGCAGAGTCCGTAACAATGGCATCAATATCTGCCACACCAGATTGAATAATTTCTTGTGAGTATTTGAATTTCTCTAATTCTAATTCATAGAAATATGGTACTTGGCGACCCAACATGAAGAAGTCTTTTGTTTGATTTGTGAATTTAATTTCAAACAACTCACCTGTGCCATTTAAAAATGGAACATAAATCAAATCACCTTCTCGTGGTCTGGTAAAAGTATTTTGTGGTACTCTTAATGAAAAAGAACGCTTAGAGAGAATGACTTGAACATTGTTTTTAATTTCAAGACCAAACTTGGAAAAGAATTCTTTTTCACCCAAATATTCCATAGAATTAGAAAGATACATTTCCAATGGAAAAGCATCTTTGAATTTTTTAACTGGATCTTCACCGTATAGAAGGTCTCTTGCCGAATCATTATCATTAGGCAAATAATATGCCTGAAAACCCATTACCTTAATTGATTCAACAATTAAGTCCTCGATTACTCTCTGTTCAGCAATTGAACCATAGTTATTAAAGTAAGGATTGGTGAGCATATTAATTGAGGAACCACTCTAATGGCGCACCATAATTCATTTCCATTTCTTTCTCTAATCGCTCAATTTCAGCACAAGCTTCATTATAAAGAGTTTTGCCATCTAGTGTAACACCACCTGGTAATTGTAAACCGGCAAATTTAGAAAGGTTATTACCCCATGTTCTCTTAATCAAAGCGGTAGCATACTCTTTTAACCAACGGTCATTCCATACCAAAGTATAGAAGTCTGGATTAATTACCGCATATGCCTCGGCTACCACTACCTGACCTACTGGTGCCTCATAGTTGCCCCATGCCCAATCAATATACAGTCTTTGCATATGTCTTTGGAAGCGAATAGGAACTTCTCCAGTAAACTGAATCTCCAGAGAACGTAAGTGTTGTTGTGTGAGGTTATAGTTGATGTACGATGCGGAGGTGAAGTCGTACAATTCGTTTAAGCGTAACTGATAACGCAGGTCGAACATATTGATAGTTGCCTGTGAATCGGTAAGTGGGAAAATACGAGTAATACCAGCCAATTCAATGGCATTACCATCTTGGTCTACCGCTTGGGTGGCATCCAAATACTGGTTATTGATATCGGTTTGTGTGATATAATGAATCCAGTAAACCTTTTGTAGACCATCAAAATGGTAATCTTGCCAATACTGTAACGCATCATCGATACGGTCAGATATCTGGTCTTGGTCTACGTTGATTTCGATTACTGGAGCGCCTAGTCTACGAAGGCAATAGCTTGTAAAGTCTGCTCGGTTTTTTATTGTTGCCATCAATTTCTCCTATGATGGACTATTTATGTTAGGCGGTATTCGCTTTAGGATATTTTGCTCTGACCTCATCGCATTTTGCAACATATTGTTCCATTTTGGTATTATCGCCTTTTTGAGCCCAATAATACGCATCTGCAAATTCTGCCAAACTTGGATATTCTGATTGTCTGTCACGCTGATATTGTTTTCCGGTAAAAATATCATGGAGTTCAGTTGCTCTTTGCCAAATGGCTTCTTCTGTTGGTAATTCGTGGTCGCTATGAACAGCAACTTGACTATAATCGAAATGGCCATCTTCACTGCGAGCATGAATTTGTATTCCTGGAGCCAAATCTTCCAGAGCTTTAATACAAAAATAAAAGGTGTCGTGGCTTCTATCCATTATGCAGTAATCTCCAAAACTAGTAATGTGCTTCTTGATGTGTTTGTATTATAAAGACCATCGGTGGCCATAGGCCTATTAGTATAAAATCCTGCAGAATTTTCACAACTACATCTTACTCTATATCCTACTGTTCCGCTAGTATTTGGTTGGTCTAAAAAAACTGCTGTGTATTGAACGGTTTGTTTATTTTCCATAACACTAGAACGAACTACTGAAAAGTCTCCAAATGATCCTTGAAATCCTGCACTATCTGCAGTCGATCCTCTTAAAGAATCCGGTTCTTGCCATGAACCACTTGTATACCTTTGCAATACGGCAGCTGAGTCATCGTCTCCGGCACCATTAACTGTTGCAATAACTAAAAAATAATTTCCTTGAACTTTTGGTGTAAATGTAGTATCCAACCAAGTAAATCCGGTTTGACTAGTTGTATAATTGTGTCCATTATCATTACTAAAATAAGCAGCTACAACAGGTTTTGCATTTAATTGAGATGGAGTTATAAGTCCAGATAACGCTGAAGCATTAACTGAAGCAATTTGAGAAGCCGTTAAAGTTCCAGCTAAAGCAGAAGCATTAACGGATGCAATTTGAGAAGCAGTTAAAGTTCCAATTTGTGCAGCACTCAAAGTACCGCTTACTTGAGATGCTGGAACATTCAAGTTTGTAATTGTTTGTGCTGAACCGTCAAATATTAATGGCATTTATTGTCCTGTTATATTTTCTTGTTGTGCAGCTTGTAAAGCATCCAAATTTTTTTGATATGCAGATTTAATATCCACATTTAAAACAATTTCTTCATGTGTTGTACCAGCAATAGGTTGGCCTGCGGCTAGTTGTTCTTGTACATGGTTATTAACAATTTCTTGCATAGCAATTCTGCAACGCTCATGTACCACATTATCAATCCAATCTTGTGCGGATAAAGCAACCGTATGAATTGCTTTATCTTCTGCTTCTGTTAATGTTACTGTATATGTTGCCATTTTATTTCCTTAATTATCCTATAAAAAATCCAGAAAATCCGCCTTGTCCGCTTGAATTAAATGCTTGAGTAGACGTTGAATTGGCATATATTGAACAATAATCTCCTGCATTCATGTATACAACACAAGATGCTGTGGTCCAATATGCTGCAGTACCATTTGATTCTGACCTTATTTTTCTTACTCCGTTGATGTTAATATCAGCATCAATTCCCGAACTTGCATTTAATCCTGAAGTAACGGTAAAAAAATATTTACCTGCAACAGGAGCTGTAAATCTTCCGGTTGATAGATTAAAACAATTACCAATATTATAATCTGTACTGTCCCAACTAGTCACTTCATGGTTGCTTGAACCAGAATCACTATTTTTTCTGGCCATAAATCCTGGTTGATTTGGTACCGCCATATAGCCAGAAGAATTAATACTCATCCATTGTGTTCCACTAACACTTCTAAAATAGTGTGATGCAGAATCGTAATAATTTCCTGTAATAGCAGGACCTGAAGCAAATTGTAAATATGGAGAACCATTATTATCTTTTAATGCTATAATACTATATGAGTTTCCTGTGCCAGTAGATAAATCATATCGTGCGGTTGCAGAACTACCAACAGTACCATTAACCACTTTAAAAATAGTATCAGAATTTTGATTTTTTCTAGCAACAACAAAACCTCCATCTCCGGATGGTGAAGTTGTTCCAAATCCCACATTTTGTGAACCATCAACATACATCGCATTAACGCTATTTGTTTGGATGTTCAAAGTTCCTGTTGCATCAACAGTACTGAGTAATCCATTAGGTACAGAATTTAGTGTAGTCATTATAATATATGTTTAATTTCTTCTTCTGTTAAACCAAGTGCCGCCAATTTGGCAATTGCAGAGGCTTTAGCTTCTGCTTTAGCTTTTATATTAGCTTGTTCTTGGGCTTGCATTTCATCAGACTTTGCATTAACAGCATCAACGTCATACTCGACTATGTTGCCGTCTTTGTCATAAGCCGTGATATGGCTTATAGTAACTACATTTGGATAAAGAGCAAAAATAGCATCGTGATTAATCATTGTGCAATCTCATAAACAGTTAAAACAGAAACAGGAGAAGGATATACATTATTATTGGAACCTGTAGGTCTGTTAATACCAAAAATAGTACCGTTATTTTCCTCTCGACCTTGTATTTTTCTAGTAATAGATCCTGTGGTTCCTACAGCAGAACTTTCAAATAATGTAAACGCTGTTGTATCCATAATATTGGCATCACCGTTGTTGAACGGAACTAAAATCCAATGAGCTGGGAAATAATTAGATTGATAAACTGTGCCTGTCGGTGATATTGCATTTCCACTACCATCAGTAATTTGTCCGCCACAAAGACCAGCAGCTCTTCCAGAAATAGAAACAAGATGTAACAATTTGCTAGTAGCACTAATAGGGTTGAAAGTTACCGATAATCCAGTTATGTCTACCCAAGATCCTGAAGTAGAACTAAATTGTGTTGTTAATACTGCTTGTACTACTTGCAATATAGTACCGGTCTGATTAAGCATTACATTGCCAGCACTATTTAATATTTTTCCAGCAGATTGATTTAATTGTAAATTGCTAGAATTAATCGATAATGCAGTCGTTGGTGTGGAACCAGTTTGAATTTGTAAACCAGAACCA